CTTTTCTTTTGGTGTCTCACCAGTCACGCACTCAGCTTCAATCCCGTAGGTCTTTAAGCACTGAGTCATTTTCTCTGCATGTAATACTGATACGCAGAAGAATACTGTTGCTGTCCTGCCTTTAGTGTAAGCGTTGTCGATCCAGTCGTTAATAACTTTGAGCATGGTGTCATCAACTATAGCTATCTTCTCTAGCTCTCTCTCCTTGAAGTCTCCGTTCTTAAACTTCAAGCCAACTGATCCTGCATCAATGATGGCATCATCATTAACAGCATAGGCAGATAGTCTGCATAGGAATCCTTCTCGTATTAACTCTGGTATAGATACTGAGTAGGCTAAGTCTTTAAAGAAATGATCTTTACGATTGCCATATATATAACCCTGTCCCATACGATATGGTGTAGCAGTGCAACCCATAACCTTCATGGGCTTCCTGTCTGATAGGGTTGTTATGATTTTCTTGTACCTAGTATGAGAGCTTGGCGGTACGTTATGTGCCTCATCTATGATCATGTAATCAAAGCTACCGACAGCATCTAATCTCTTAGGTGATGCTAAGGTATCTCTACTTGCTACAAGGATCTGTGAATCTATCTCGTATCGTTTCATTCCAGCGGCCAAGACACCCACTGGTGCATCGGGCCATACCATTTTAAGTTTAGTCTCTGCTTGCTCTACTAATTCTTTTCTATGAGCCATGACCAAGAACCTGGCGGTAGGATCGTTAGCTAATATCTCTTTAATGAAATGAGAAAAGATGATGGTCTTACCAGCAGCCGTGGGCAATACGATCAATGCATGATCCTCTGCTGGGCGTTTGGCAAACCAATGGTGTAGGGAATCTATTGCATCCCTTTGGTAGTATCTAAGTTTCAATGTATTGTATTGCTAGGTTCTTCTAGTCCTTCTATTGTTTCTTGTTCAAACCCTGGTAACTCCATGTGGTTATGTACCATGTTTAGTATTAGTTGTAGTGCTTCTGCTTCTGTGTGTGAAAACTTAAATGCCAAGTCAACAGCAAACCTAGTTAATGTTATAACTGCTGATCTTGAATCAAGTTCTTTTAGTGACCACTCATCTAAGCAACTTTGCACATCTTCTAGAACTCTATCGCACGTTTGCTTATCTAAATATTCTATGAATTTTTCTTTGTCTATCATCTTCAATGTCCACGTTAAGTAATGTTAGTTTTGCTTCCTTAACTTTAGTATCTAATCCAGATGGTAAGCTGTCAAAGTTTTCTTCTAATGAATCTAACAATGATGTCATTGATTCTACTAAGGCGTTAGCCTCTCTTTTATCTATAGCCATTTATATTTCTCCAAAATACATTAGGGTATATAATACCCGTAGGTGCGAGGAGTAGCCTTGGTATTAAGATTACTCCTCGAGTTATTTATCTACAAAAATTCTCTCTCCTTATAGATAAATTATTTGTCCCAATCAAAACCATCGTCACTTGACTCTGCTTTCTTAGTAGGACTTTGCGAAGGGGCTGACTTAGGAGCTGTTGCACCTGCTGATAAGAATCTATTGATTCTATTTTTGTCATCCCATTTCGATCCGTCTCCCTTATCTCCACCTGGTTCAACTTTGACCGAGGCTTTGAAAGGAATGTTCAACATACCTTCTAACTGTTCTAAACCAAAAGCTGATACATCGGGATCCATTCCCATTGCTTTTCTCCAGTCTCTTAGTCTGCCAACAGATACGTTCAACCCAGCTCCTTCAAGCATAAAGGTTTCCCATATTTTACGACCGCTATGAGTGGGGCCTGTCACATCAAAAGTAATCTGAAGGTAGGCACTACCCTTAGCACTTGTTTTATTCTCCCAAGCAGTAGCTACAAATTCGTAGTCACCGACTGGCATTAGATCAAAAGATCCAGTTTCCTCGACACCCGTCAAGTTAATTTCAAAATCAGACATATTATTCTCCTCGTTTAGATTTTAAAGATTCTTTAAATGCAGTCATAAAAGCTGTCCAATCAAGATCCAAAGGAATATTTCCTAAGTCAACTCGACTCTTGGCATCAAATGCTGCGGTGTATTTATGAAACAACTTACGCTTGCCATATGACACAGCCCTTGTTGTTTCCTTAAAGCCCTGTCCACTAGTACGAGTTGATACCTCGTAGTTTGCAAACAGGTTGAAGTCTACCCACTCACGTATCATTGCTGATACTTTCTTATGTGTAGCCATCTCCCAACGATCGTAGGGCTCACGCTCTGGATCGTTAAAAGTTCTAATACCTACGTGAGAGAGTAAGATGATATGCATCTTCTTCTCTTTCTGTAAGCTGTCAAACATTCTTAATAGTCTGCCAAATAATTCAGCAGATTCTGTATAACCTTTACCGTAACCCATAGACTCAATAGACTTTTGTGAATGGTTCATACAAACTTTTTGTTGTACTAACTTCTCAGCCCAGTCAGTTGTGTCAAAGACTACTGTCTTATAGTTATGGTCTTCTTCATATAAAGTCTTTATCTGTAAAAGTATATCGTCATACGTTTCACATAAAGGAAAGGATGATGTATCTATAAAGTTAGTACCAGACTCTGTCTTAATAAAGATAGGGTTAGGTGCTTGACTTGCAAAGGTAGTCTTACCTATGCCATCAGTACCCGATAGATTTATTTTAATTGAAGGGATTTGTATCCCTGTGGTTACATCATTCAATAGGCTCATAGTTCTGCACTCCTCGTGAGATCATCTCGTCTGCAATGGTTTCTACATCATCGACAATCATTAATATTTTATTAACCCAAGCTTTGTGTAAACCTGGTTCAACATCTGTTTTGATACGATCGCGTATCTCTTGTACTACATCATTGTGTGTAATCATATTGCCTCCTTCTTAACTTCTTTCATTGCATCTTTAATAAGATCTTTTGCTTCTTTAGTATTAGGTGCACAATCTAACGCTAACTGCGTGAAAAATTGTATGCCGACAAAGACTGCATGTGGAACATCAAGACCACCTTCAGCAGCATTTTCACACGCGTCCGCTAGATCATAAAAAAATTGATCGTGTGCTTGTTCTTTTTTTTCTTTACTCATTACTCAGCTCCTTTTAATGGATCAACGAACTGGACGTATGGTCGTTCATTAATCTTGGTTTGTAGTCCCTCTTGGAACTTATCAAAAATATCCTGGTGATTTGCTTCTATCATTTTAGATAGAGCAGTGTCTTCCTTATACACAGTAGTGAATGGGAATAACTCATCGGGTATATCATGTTTGACTTGTGCTAAGAAGTTCTGATCCCAAGATCTGGTAACTTTATATTGCACTCGTAAATCTTTTGGTATGATACCTTTAAGATGTACGCGAGTAGATCCGCCAGTGTTAGATAGTCTATTGACTTGGTCATGCACGTCAGGATGTTTGGTGATTGCAAAGTCAAGCTGTGAACTTTGTTCTTTAAGTTCTGCTTGAGCAGCAAGGTTCTTCTTCTTTTCTACCAAAAGTTGCGGTAGAGTTTCTTTAGAATAATCTTTCATATTAGGTTTCCATTTTTTAAATACAAGATAGATACTACTCTCATAAAAAACAAAGTCAACACATTTGTAATAAAAAACTTTACTTATTGTAAAGAGCAATGATATGATTGTTTTCTTGGTACAGGTTAATATAAAACTTTTCATTAAACCCCCGAAAATAATTATCTTGTACCATTCTATATAAGGAGAACTATGGAACTTAAAGACTACATAATAAAAAGAGGTGAAGATAAACTAGCTAAAGAGTTAGGTGTCTCTATTGATACTATAAGATCATGGAGATATGGAACCAGGCAACCCTCTGTTAATCAAGCCAAGAAACTGATTAAGATTACAGGCCATGCTTTGGGTTGGGAAAATATTTATGGATCAGTAGACGAATGCCAATAGAAATTAAAGCAAACACAATCGGACAAGACATAGCTAATGATGAGCGTAAAGATATGCTCATGTCATACCATGAAAACTTTTTTCATTTAATACCATGCGGATCTATTACAGATGTAATACCTGAATACTTTAAAAGCAGACATCCCTTTGAGGATGAGATGGTTTTACAAAAGCGTTGGTCTAAGACACCAAGAGTTAAGTGGGCAGACTATATAAATAAACAACCAACTCTTAATGAAGTAAAGCAATGGTATCTACAATTTCCAGAATGTAACTGGGCAGCTATCACAGGTGTAACCTTTGTAGTATTAGATGCAGACACCCAAGAGGCATGTGATTTCTGTGAGTCAGGTCAGATAACAAGAACAATTCTTAAACAGAAAACACCTAGAGGTGGCTATCATTACTTCTATGCAATCAATGATGATTTAAAAATAAGAAACACCACAGGTAAATTAGATATAAGAGGAGAGGGTGGCTATGTCATGGTCAGTCCTTCTGCTAATTATAAGTTCGAGGTAGTTGAAGGAGCTGTTGTAGATTCATTAGATGATTTACCTACTCTTAATAGTCAAGACATGAATATTATCTATGACTATAACAGTACAGGTAAGATCAACACAGAAAGTAAAACACCCTTAACATCCGATGGTGTACAGACAGGAATGCGAAACGATACTCTTGCTAGGCTGGTAGGTAAATGGATACTAGAAGGCTGGGGTATGAGAGAAGTTGTTATCAAAGCATTGGATTGGAATCAAACAAACAATCCACCTATGAGTGTGCAAGAAGTATTAAATACTACACAAAGTATTTGTACTGGACATCTTAAAAGAAACCCTGAAGACGAGACAGGTATACAGAAATGGAATACAAGTCAGTGGCAGATATCTTTATCAGATGATCTTAAAGAAATCATGGATCAAGAAGATCCTATTGAAAAGGCTAAGAGTGAGAAGACAGTGGATAGCGATCCTCTTGGGCTCAAGTCATTCAACGATCCCTTTTGGGACACAATGGATTCAGATAGAATCGAACAGTATTGGGGAGATGCATTTGTCTTTGAACAATCCAGAGTCTTACTGCT